ATTTCTGTGATTCTTTAAAAAATTTATATAAAAATTCTTCTTCTGAGGCGGCAAGTGAGGGGAGCTACAATAATATTAATATTAATAATGGGTTAAAAGGATAATCTTATAGCCCTAATTTTTTTGTCGAGGATTAAAAACCCTCAACAAAAAAATTATAAAACACAATAATTCATTTTTATTATAGATTAAAATCTATTTTAATTTTTACCTGAATAATATTTAAAATCGTGTGCATATAGTGTACGATTCTTTAAGTAGTATTATAAAATGTTTATGTAAAGGGTTAAAATTGATTAAAAGTAAATTTTATTTATTAAAAAAATTGATGGATAATTTATTAAGGTATAATTTATTATAATAATCAATCATCTAAGTAAATTGATAATATTGAATAATAAGCGAATCTACATACGAAACAAATGAAAGTAAATTTTAAAATTTTGATTAAGGAACCACCTGATACATCCTGTAAAGGGCATTTCTGTGATTCTTTAAAAAATTTATATAAAAATTCTTCTTCTGAGGCGGCAAGTGAGGGGAGCTACAATAATATTAATATTAATAATGGGTTAAAAGGATAATCTTATAGCCCTAATTTTTTTGTTGAGGATTAAAAACCCTCAACAAAAAAATTATAAAACACAATAATTCATTTTTATTATAGATTAAAATCTATTTTATTTTTTACCTGAATAATATTTAAAATCGTGTGCATATAATGTACGATTCTTTAAGTAGTATTATAAAATGTTTATGTAAAGGGTTAAAATTTATTTTAATCTTTACTTCTTTAACCCTTTACCAAAATAATATTTAAAATCGTGCGCGTGGTGTAAGATTCTTTAAGTAGTATTATAAAATGTTTATGTAAAGGGTTAAAATTGATTAAAAGTAAATTTTATTTATTAAAAAAATTGATGGATAATTTATTAAGGTATAATTTATTATAATAATCAATCATCAAGCAAAATTTAATTTGGCATTTTCTAAAAGGAATATATTTACTGTATTTTTTCTAAATTATATATACAAAAATGTCTTTGACTGGAGACGAACTAACGTTAAATGATAAATCTTATTCAATAAAAGATAAAAACGGAAATGATTTTAATTTAGGAAGATTATTAGAAAGGAAAAAAGCATACTCTCCATTTCATGAAAGTTATTCATCGTACAATAATTGTTTTAAGTTTGAAAATATGCCACCTAGAAGTTTAGTTTTAGGTGGCGTAGATGCTTATTACAATACAAAAAAGTTTAATGAAGTTCATTAATGGATGAGGAGGATAGCATACGGATCATCATTAATTATTGGTTAAAACGTAATTTTATAGCCCTATTTTTTGTTGAGGATTTTAATCCACTTCAAAAAATTATAATACATAACAATTTATTTTTATTATAAATTATATTAAAATCGATTTTAATCTTTTACTTCTTTAACTCTTTATCTGAATAATATTTAAAATAGCGTACATGGAGTAAGATTATTTAAGTAGTATTATAAAATTCTTTGTATAAAGAATTAACTAAATTTTATTTATTACAAAAAAATTGATGGATAATTTTTTTAAAAAAATATTACAGTAATTTACGTAACTAATGTATATAACAAAAATGTCACTATATAATTATCCTGATGCTCCTGAAAAAAGAAAAGAGGATAAACCTCTCGTAGAAAATCTTTATGAGGTTTCAAAAGAACTTCGTAATGTTCCTGATTATCGAAAAGACGATGCGCCACGTGTATCATTTGGTTTAGACCAAATTAAGGTATTTGGTAAATATTCGAATTGTAAAAGAATCATTTCTGTACTCGAGGATAAAATAGATTTGGGCAAATTAGCGCCATGTAAAAAGTTAAGAACTGAAACCTACTACAGAGATGATGCAGACTACTTAGAGAAACTAGCTCCTGTAGTTATGACTCTAACTAAATTATTTTAATATATAATAATTTAACTCTTATAAAACTACATTAAATAAAAAACAATATTATATAAAAAGTGTTTAATTAATATATAATTTATTCTTTCTAAATTGTATTTTCTAAATTATATTAATTATTTAAGTACTGTTATTTTTAAAAAAATTGATAGATATTTTATTATAAAGATATATTATAATTTATTGAATAACATTAATTTAAAATTAACTATTTAATCAAAAATGTCAGTTAATGCACCTACAACACCTATATTGAATAAGATTAATACTTTTACTTGTCCGGAACGTCCAGAGAGACCTAAAAATAAAAAAAATATTCGTAGAGGTATTTTACCGCCGATCAAATTAATGTTTGATTTTCCAAATATAGGCATGGATTATCATCCAAGAACACCGCCTAGTAACAGAGATTTTCTACAACAAATGAATAAATATAAAGAATGCAATAATATACCTAAAAAGAAAAAATTACAGCTTTCTGAAGAAGAGCGTCTTCAGTTACCATGTATAGATTTAAGTTTATATTATGGTAAATAAAGATGCTATTTAATAAATTAATTTATAAGATAAATTTATAAGATAAATTTATAAGATAAATTTATATATTTTTATTATTTTAAATAATATATTTATAATATAAATTAATAATATAAATAATGAAATCAATTATTTTAGTATTAGCCATGATAGGAATTATTTTTATAGCAGTTGGATATGTAAAAAGTAATTTACAATGCCCTCCTCCTAAAATTGAATATAGATATATTTCTAAAACATTTGAAGATGAACAAAATGTTAAAACGCCTATTTTATCACTCGGAGGTATGTATTCTATGTTTGAAGACGACAGTCCTTGGATTCAAGACAATAGTTATGCTACAACTGATGTTAAAAGAAATCAATAATGATTTCGTGATTATAATAACTTTTGGAAACTTTTCTGTATATTTCAATGTATATTTCGCGTATATCTTATACAACTCCAGAACATAATAAATTTTTACATTTTAAAAAATGCTTACTTAAATAATATTTTGTCGAAAACACTTTATTACATTTTGTACACATATTACTATTATTTTCAAATAACATTTCTTTATTAATTTCATTTATTCTTATAATAGACTTATTATATATATCATTATCACTCATAAATTCCACATCTGGATGTTTAGAACACTTGTTTTTTTTTAATAAATGTTTTATAACATTTGATTTACGGTCTGTTTTATAGTTATTGCAACGATAGCATTTAAAATATGAATCCATAATAAATATATATTATTATATATTTATTTTTATATATAAATTTAAAAATTTAGAAATTTTGAATTATAAATATTTACTTTTTAGACATATTCCATAATTCTTTTACTTTCTTAATATATTCTTTTTTAGCAACATTTACATCCATGCCTTTAAGCCCATTCCAAGCTTTCCATTTTTCCATTTCAACTCTATTTAATATTGATGGTTTATCTCTTGTATTATCGCCATTATTCGCTTGTTTATATCTTGAATATAAGTATAATTTGTCTTCATCACTTATAACTGTTTTATTTAATTCTTTTATTTTAGATACATATTTAGAAAATTTATAATCTAAATCTTTTTCTTCTTGATTCATTATTAATAATAATTATAATTTTTTTTCAAAAAAACTGCACTGATTTTATTTTATTCAAACTATTCATTTATTTTTATTATTTTTATAATGCATCAATTTACGTATCATATCTTTTTTTGTTAAATATACTCCATTTTTTGATACAGTCAATTCTTTAGATTTTAATAAATTACGTAGTTCATAGATATTTAATCTCTTTAATTCGCTCGGTTTTAAATCCTCTAATCTCATTTTACTCATTGCAATCTCAATAAGAGACTCTTCATCTGATTCACTTGCATCAACTAAATATGTTTGATTATTATAATTGTTGTCGTCGTCGTTGTCATCGTCATCATCGCCGTCATCATCGCAGTCATCTTCGTCTGAATAATTCGCATTATTATTTAAATCAACAGTACTACATTCTGATTCTATCTCGTCATTAACTTTATTTATTATATCATTGTGTTCAATACTGTTACAATAATTATTGTCTACCGTCGATTCAATAGTTTCAACTTCATAAGAATCCACATTACATGAAACTTTTAGTTCAGTTTTATTAATAAAATATGGTAATAATTCTTTTTTTAATTTTAAAAAAACATCTTCCTCCGTAATTATATCTTTGATTTTATTCAATTGACTTATTAAATACGATTTAAAACGATTATGACTTTTCAAGTATTTTTGATAATTAACAAACATAAAAACATGCATTATAAATAATAATTTATAAAATATCTAAATAATTTTTTTTTAATTATATAACTCATTTTGGCAATATATTTATAGTTTTTTAGAAAGAATATTTTCTAATATACTACTTCCAAAATAATCAATTATCATACTATTAAAATTATTAAAAATATATATTTTTTGATTGACTTTAATGCTTTTAATTGTACCATTTTTATTTTTGATTAAATCAACAACACTTTTTTTAAGTTCATATGTCGCCATAGAGTTATAAAAATATGCAATATCAACAACATCGTCTTTCCACATGTTTCCAAATATATCCATAACTGCTTTTTCAAAATCAGAAAATTTAATTTGTTTGACCGTATTAAGATACTTTGATAAAATATTAAATTTACGTAATAAATTTTTATTACGATTCAATTTCGTCATAAATGCAAATTGCCACGATTTTTTATTTATTTCTGGAGTAAATACTCTATCTTTATTAGGTAGATCCATTGCATAAAATATTTTTGACCATTTTCCATTAATATTCTTATCCCATAGTTCATCATATATTTTTTTAAAAATATCAATTGCAATAATAGAATCCGTCTTAATAGGAAGTCCTAATTTAATTCTTAATAATTCAACATATTTTTTTGATAATTGTGCTCTATATCCATTTTTAATAATATTATGTAATGAGGCAATCCATATAGGATTTTGATAAACATACCCCTTTGTTTCTGTTACACGACTATTTTCTGCAACAAGTCCTATTAAAACCATTAGATGCTCAATATATTTATCGGAAAAATGGTCAAAAATACGGAACTCTATTCCATTTCCAACCGTCATAGGCGCCCCACTAAGTCGTTCACTTGGATTATTCGGATTTTCGCCGAATGTTCTAAAATCACTACTCAAACTTGTTATTGCATTTTCCTTTTTTGCCATAGGTGATGCTGGATAACATGGTTTTAACTTATCAGTCTCTTTGAATTTTAATTTATTGTCTCTCCAATATGTAGGTGTTTTTGCATATCGCCCTATTCCTTTATCGAATAATCTAACATCACTCCCTCCAATATTTCCCCAACCGATGATACATGGTCTATATCCTGAACGTGGATAATCATTTAATTTACCAGGTGCATATTCATCCGTTGAAAAATATGCTGTTAACATCAAGGGTTCTAACCATTGTAATTGATTGGCGAAATTTTGATGCATTTTTATGAAATTTTTTAATGAAATGGTTGGTTTATATGGTAATGTTATTGTTACATGATAACTACCTAAATAATCTGTATTTAATTTTAATTTATTCTGTTTATTTTTTTCAAAAATATATTTACCATTAATTTCTTTAACAGGCTCTTTAATATATCTTGACATACCAAAGGGGTATTCATATAGTTCTCCATATTCTTTTACTAATTTACGTGTTTTATCATCATTCATTATAATTCTATAAAATCGTTCTTTTGCATATTTAATTTCATATGTCATATTTAAAAGATTTCTATTTTTACCAATCGAACAAAACGGATTTGATGTTATAAATTCGGGCATTTGAAATTTTATAGGTTTTACTACAAATTTATTATTACATTTTCTCCCTGAAACTTCATATGGAACATTGTTTTTAATAAATAAATAATCATCGTATGTTATTCCCTTTGTATTATTTCTATTATCCAATATTCTTTCTATAACCTCTTGTGAATTAAATACAATATAATCATTTATATTTGCATTATTTTTATTAGTTGGTTTATGAAAAATGTGCATTTCATGTTCAATACCCATGCCCCAGTTATATTCCATCAAATCTTTTAAATTATTTTTTTTAACAACTTTTTTCAATTTTGAACCTTCCTTTAAATCTTTATCTTTTTTAATTATCTTTTTCTTTTTAGTAATTGATTTTATTTTAATCATTTATCTTATAAAAATACATAAGATAATAAAATAAATAAGTTTTATTTTAAATTATTATTTTAGTTATTTTATAAATTAAGTTATTTATAAAATAATATTTTTTTATCTCTTAATATAGTAAACATTATATTTATGAGTAATAATACAATACAGTTAATAAATAATACAAGTAATATAAAACCTTTTTCTAATAATGTTTTAACAAGTAATTACATTAAAACAAAAACTTTAATTGTAGATGATGGTATGTATATATATTCTAATTCATCTAATATAAATTTTTATGCTGGAAATAATATTTTACCAGGTGGAACAGGTCCTATTATTCAATTATATGGGAAAGGAACGAATGGAGCAAGCGTTGGTATAAATTTCGATACATTTCAAAGTATAACTGATAAAAATGGTGGTCGTTATAGTAGTAAAAATCCAGCAACTCAAATTTTAGCGGTTGATAATGGAATGTTTTCATCTGATTTAGTTTTTAATACATCAAATCCATCAAGTTCTTCAAATATTTCTGTTACACAAGAAAGAATGAGAATAACTTCGTATGGTAATATTATTATACATAATAATATTAATATATTAGGGAATGAAGTTGTTAATAATAATTTAAGTATTTATAAAAACGTTAATACTGGAGGAAATTTAGAAGTAAATGGAACATCGCTTTTTGAAAAAAATAGTACTTTTAATAATAATGTTAATATAAAAGGAGATTTAGAAGTGAGTGGACAAATTATTTATGATGGTGAAATAATTTTTGGCGGTACAGGTAATTTTGATGGAGATGTTAATGTAGGTAAAAATTTAGAAGTAGTTGGAACATCAATCTTTAGAAACAATTGTACTTTTAATAGTGATGTTAATTTAGTAGATTCTAAATTAATTTTAAATGGTAATAGTATTTCTACAGAATCTAATATATTAAGATATAATGTATATGATAATTCAACACATATTTTTTCAGATGGAGGAGGAACTCCATATAGAAATTTAGTTAGTATTCAACATGATGGTTTAACATTATATAGAGGTATTTTAACATTACCTAATAATTCAATTAGTGATTCAGCATTATCTAATAATGTATGTATATTAGATAGAACTCAAACTTTAACAAATAAAACCTTATATGACTGTGTAGCAAATACTCAATTAGAAGAAGATAATTCATCAAAAATAGCAACTACTGCTTTTATTAAAACCGCCATTTCAAATGCATTAGAAAGTAAACAACCATTACTAACAGATAACTCTATTTTAGATTCATATTTAAGTCCGAATGTATGCCTATTAAATAATTCACAAACATTAAGTAATAAAAATGTAATAAATTCTACTGCAAATACTCCATCATTTCAAGATAATTCTAATAGTTTAGCAACAACAGAATATGTTAAAAATTGTATAAATTTATCTATAGAAGATGTTCGCGAAAAATAT